GCCTATAATCTGCTCCGCGCGCACGGAAGCGAAAACATCAAAAATGCCCGATGGCGCGCCGCGCTCGATCTCGACTTTCTGCTCGATATCATCGCCAAATATTAAGAACTGAACAGCCCTGGCAGTAGCCGTCGCAGGGTCGATAAGTTCGCCACCCATGATGCACCACAAGTTGAGTCGTTCGCGCGACTTTACAACCGGACTCGCGATCCGTTCAATCCCGGCTCGCGAGCAAACGCCACACAGCCGATGCGGGGCTGTAAGTGAGGGCGGCGGCGCGGTGCGCGCCGTTAATTGCCTTCTTTCTCACAAGTTGCTGGGTCAATAAGGGCTATTGCGCCGAGGTTGAGTCGGCTCATACAGACAGCCCCCGTATAGATTTTTCCAATCTCATCCGAATACTGGAGTTCGACCAAGATGCTGATGGAGCCACTTTCACCAAGCAAAGCCTTATAATCGTCGTTGGATATTATTGGAGCGGAGATAACGGTAGAAACAAGTGGATTATTCGGCGGGACATCGCCCCCAAAATTGGGACCATTAACCCCATAGGAGCGCCTGTATTTGGAATTACCGACCTTTATGAAGTTGTTAAAAGTTACGTTATGGGCATAGCTTTTGCCAAAATTTATGAGTCTGTAATCCCAGATAATTTGTCCTTTGAGAGGCGGGACTTGAAAGAAAGCGGGTTTGGGGATATTTTCACTGGAAAGCCACATAAAAGGACGCTGGTCACGTTCCATGGCGTCCAATTGGCCCTGCATGACAATTTGTTGACCGCGCAATACACCCCATTGAGCTACAGATATACAGATCAGCACAAAAGTAAAAATAGCAAGATAGAGAGTGAACCGCGCGACTGGATCGGTTTGCTTGAGCCACCACCATGGCTTCTTCGAATCTTCCTGCCGTTTTCTGGCGCGCTCAGCTTTCTTTGCTTCGTATTGCTCATTGGTCCACAAAGCAGGCCATCCCTAATCATATCGAACATGGGGTTTGCGTCTATTGTCGTCGCAACCGTGATCCTACTTGGGGTGCCATTGTGGGTCGAGTCAATCGACCTGCTGCATCGCTTGGAATCATTCCTCAGGCAAATTTACGGCGACCGCCAGGCGCGAGAGGCTTGCTAAGCGATCCTGCGGGCGATGGAACAACTCTAAAGCACACAGTCGCCTGCGAGAGCGCTCCGGGGCGGCGAGGGAATGCCGGGGCGATGGAAGCTTAGCGCCGACTTTCCATCCGGCGAACCGCCTCTTTCACGCGCTCCCAATGACCAGCCGGGCGGTTTGCGTCCACAACGCCCGGCGCTTCATGCTGGCGAAACCGCGCCTCGGAATAGGCTTGCTCGCCGAATCGCTCGATTAGAGCCTGGGCGTCGGCTTCTATCAGAGCGCGGTATGCGGCGCGGCGGCGAAACCAACCGATCATTGGCAAACCTTCCCAACCGCGCGCCAGTCAGCCCATATGCGCCGGCGCGCCTCGTCCAATGTGATAGCGCCGGCAATGTGCGACACGAACCTGTTGCAGGACGCCGCTTCGAACTAAGACCAGCCAGCCAATTGCTGGAAGCGAACCAACGCTTGTCCTTCAACCATTGATTGGAAAGAACTGATAGGCACAAGGGCACAGATCAAATTGTTGTCCAAGTCGTAGAGCTTGCGGTCCTTACGACTGCCGATGGGTTCCCCCGTCTTGGTGCTGATAACTTTGTCGGACGCATCGATGTATGCGAGATACGTTCCGTCTGGACGATCCCAAATTTGATCACAAATCATGTTGCCTCCTAGCGCGGCATTCGCCCACACGGCTTAACGATGGATGCGCGACGCGCCGCCGTCACTCTTGGTCCAACTCGACGGCTTCAACGGGAAATTTGTCATGCCACGCCTTGGCTCCGTCAAACCATGTGCAAGCAACTAACACCACACCCGAGAGCCCCGGGCCATAACCTGTAACGGTCATTTTTGGACCGCCGGATTTTAACCTAACTACGTCACCAACCTTGAATTGCGGATCGCTCATTTAAGTGCCTTTCGAGACAGCCGAGGTAAATGTCGGATTATTTGTAAGACGGGGCGTTTGGCGAGGGCAAGGCCTCTGCCCTAGAAAATACAACCACAACCCCGCCGCCAACCTTCGCGGCTATGAGCCGAGCCGTTTCCTGTGCCGCTCGCCGCATCGTCTCGACGGGATTGGCCCCACAGGGCAAGGCGACGATCGCGGCCCGGCAGGCGCGCCCATGCTCATGGATCAGCGAGACGATGGGCGAGGCCTTTTCGGCAGCCTCGCACGCGGCGCGCGTTGCGTCCCATATCTCGTCTGGCGACGCGCCATCGTGGCGGGCGGCCGTCCTTGCATCGTCCATTGCGTCTTCGATCGCGTCGCGCTCTGCCTCATAGGCGTGGGCCGCGAAGGCCGGCAAGAGGTCGCAGACGGCGGACTCGAAGTCGTCGATGAATTGTGAAGCGGCGCGGCGAACGTTCAATGTTGAATCGCTAAGGCTCATGGATGCGTCTCTAATTTGCGTTTCAGGCAAGCGCGAACGTGACAGAGTCGCCCGTTCCGGTCAAGATGTGAAACGCCTTTATTCACAAAGAGTTAGTCATGACTTGTCGTCTGCATGTCATGACACATTGAGCGACAGAGACAAAAAAAAGCGCCGCGAGGGTTTTTAGGCCCCGCGGCGCAAGTTTATGCTCTCAGTGGGCCTGCGCCCCATGACGCCTCGCACCAGCGCAGGCCCTTTTCCACGCGCCGGAGCACGCACGGTGGAGTCGGTGCGAGTATTCGTTTAGCGCCTTGCGGCGAGCGCGTGTCGGAAGGCGTCGACGACGCCCTGCTTGCATCCGATAGCAAAGCAGCCACCCAGATAGATCAGCAGCAGCAGTATCGGCGCCGTGACGAGCGCGGCGACAACAGCAAGAGGAAATGGGAGGCCCATGTCTCAGAGCTCCGCTTTGCCGAGCTCGACGAGGTGCAGCGTTACGCGCGACACGCCGTCCGGCTCGACTCGCGTTACCTCATACATCTCGCCGGTCGTCTCGCGCTTCACGCGGTCGCCGCGGTTTATCTGCCAGGGCAAATCGGCGTGACTGAATGAAGCGACGGGCTTGCGGCTTTCAATGAGTCCAGGCGCCTCACCGCGCCCCGGCGATCCACCAGACTTGAAGGCGAGCTCTGAGCGCAGCGAGAACACGCCCTGAAGCGCCACAGGCTTGATCGAAGCGTCCGGCTCGGTCGGAAAATTTGGGCGTGCGAGGCAAGCAATGAGCGTCAAGCGCTCGCCGAAGCTTTGATCGATCGCGGCGCTAACGGCTTGCATCCCGGCTCGCCAATTGGGAATGAAATAGCTCATTTGAAAAATCCGATTAGTGCGACGGCGCAGGCACGATTCCATTGTCAAGAGTCGAGGTGAATCCGAGCTTATGTATCGCCCCCGTTATGTTGGCTGTCGCCCGCTTGGCCTCGCCAACAATCGCATGAAGCATCGGCGACGGCTCAACCACAATTCGCTGCATAATGTCGACCTGCCCCTTCACGTCGCCGGACACATTCACGTCAACCGGCTTCGTCGGTTGCGCCTGCATCGGCGAGCCGATGATGACCTTCCCATTTTCAACGTGCGAGGCCGAAAGAAAGCTTGGCGCTATGTTGGCCCCCGCGTCGCGTTCCTTCCGCGCGCGAATGGCCCGGACCGTCTCGGCTTGCTCTTGGTTAAACTTCTTCGCCGCTTCTACGGCGGCGATGGTCTCCGCGGAGGGTGCTTGCGGCGTCCTCCCCCAATGGGCCGCGATGTAGGAGTCGACCTTGGCGCCGAAGCGCTCCAACGCGTTCTCCGGCGGAAGCTCGCTGGCGTCCTTGGTGTTGTCATAAGCGCGGTATGCAAGATAGCCCATGCCGGCGACGCCGCCGAGCAATCCAAGCTTGCCGCGCCAGCCCATGCCGGCTGCTTCCGCTGCGCCGATGGCGCTCTTCCCGGCCTGAACGCCCGCCGCGCCCTCTAGCGCGGTCGCCGCGGCTGTTAGCGCGGCGGCGGAAGCGTCGAGAGCGGTTGCGGAACCCGTCAAGGCGCCGCCGCCGAGCAAGCCTTGTAGAAGCTTGTAGCCGCCGAGCAATCCGCCGCCCGCCGCTATGGCGCCCGCCGCGGGAACCGCATAGGCGACACGCTCTGCGTCCTTTGGATTCGCCCCTGCCCAATCGAGATATTGGGCCTTGAGTTTCGACAAGCCGAGCGCAATGTCGGAAAGCACGCCCGCGGCGCGCTGCATCCCCGGCTCGGTTACGATCGAACCGAAGTCGTGAAGCACAACGCCAAGCGTCTTTAAGCCGGTTAGTGCGTCCGTATTGTAAATTTCATGGGCGCCAATTCCCTTTGCGGCCTCATAAAGCTTCGCATGGTTTTCGAGCGACTCGCGCTGCGATAGCGCCTTGAGAACGAAGTCGGCCGAACCGCCGGCGGGAAAGAGTTTGCGAACTGCCGCGGCAATCTTTTCGTCGGACGTGTCGCCGTGCTTCGCGAGCGCGGGCGCCAGGCGCTCCCATATCCAACGGTCAGGGTCTTTTTGGGCCTCGTCGCCACCCGCATATTGCTTGCCAGCCTTGAGTCCCTTCGCTTCGCCTTGCTTCGTCCAAATAATGTCGTCGTGATTGATTAGCCCATAAGACGCCGCGACCTTCAGGGCAGCGTGGTTATTGACCGCGCCGACGATCGTTTTTTCGAATTGATCGATCGATTTGCCGAGAGTCGATCCGCCAAGCTCTTGCGCCAGCGAAACGGCGCTTGTGAACTGAAAGCGCTCTGAGAGGTTGCGGCCGGACGCCTTTTCATACTTCGCAATCTCGAAAATGGACTCCGGCGAGACCAATCGGCCCATTACTTGCTGCGCTTTTACCGCGGCGTTTATGTATCGCTCGAATTTGGCCGGGTCTTGCGCATAGCCTAGAAGCTCGGCGCCCTTCACAAGGAAGCCAAGGCCGTGGGAGTCACCTCCGCCGGCCTCGATCGAGGCTCGCGCCTTGAGCATCGTCGGCAAGAGGGCCGGAACCTCTTTCACGTCCAAAAGAACGCTGCGCAGTTCCTTGGCAAGCTCAAGCGCCCCTTCCGTCGAAACGTTCGGGACGGTCGTCTGAATTTGCGCTATCTGTCGTTTGTAAGCTTCCAGATCGGCCTGCGGAATGCCGGCGACTTTTAGGCCGATCTCGGCGTGCGCGAGTTCTGCGCCGCCCTTAATCGCTTCAATCGCTCCATGCTCAAGGCCGAAAGCGACCTTCACCGCAGCGAAGCCGGCCAATTGTTTGGCTGCACTAGCAGCGGCGCTATATGCGCGAGTGATTGACTGGACTGCGCCAACGTGCCTGCCGGCGGCCGCATTCGCGAGGTCGAGCTGACTCTTGAGGGCTCCGCCGCCGTTCTGATTCTTCAGTTCGGCGGAGACTTGCTTTGCCAAGGCCGCAATATGTTTAAGCGTTTCGCTCGCGTTGTCTTGCGCGGTGACAACCGCTGTGACTTGAGGCCCTATCGCCATCCGCATTTTTCCTATGCAAAAATGAAAGGAGCGCGGGCCTTAAGCCGCACGCTCTTTGTTTAAAATCGAAAAGCGATTCGCCCACCAAAGCAAATCACTCGGGGTCATGGCGTCCACTTCGGAAGGCGACATGTGGTAATCCATGACCATGACCGCCATTAGGCGGCCGATGGTGCTAAAGGGCGCTCGCCCGCAATTCCGAAAATGAGGTTCGTCGCCGCGCCGCGCAACTTCAAATATTCCGAGGCCGACAAATTATCGAGAAGCGCGCCGTCCAGGCCGGACATGCTCGCCAAATATTTCAACATTGCGTCGTCTCGATATTCGAAGGAAACCCGATCGTCGCTAAGCGGAATCACCTTGACCGCTTCGCCGAACATGCGAAAGTCGCGGGCGAGAGGTTCCTTGAGTTCGATTTCAGCCTTCGGCCCCCGGTGCGTCTGAATTTCGCGATCGAGTTTGACGGTGACAGTTTTAGACATATGGGAAACTCCTGGATTTGATTGATTGATTAGGCCGCGCGCTTGGCGAGGTCCGCCACAGCGTTCACGTCGGCGCCAGCGCCCTGGAGCGCCGCAACAATGTCAACGCCCGCGCTGCGATGGTTGTGCAGCGCGACACTGAGTCTGTTTGCCTCGGCATGGGCGTTGGCGTCGCCGCGCGCCCCGCGAGCGGCGAGCGCGGACATGCGAAGTTCGGCAGCGCGAGTGAGAGCGGCGGAAGCATTCAGGGTAGCCATTTGATCCTCGGTTGTGTGTTGGTTGAAGTTGTAATGTTCGATCGGGAGCGAGCCGAGCATGGCGACGGCCATCGCGACAGACAGTGTTTTGTCGCTGTGGATTTCAAGCAGCGTCGCCGTAGCATCGGGCCGCAACAATGACTCATCGCTCTCGACGATCGCGGCGGCCCAAGGCGACAAGGCTTGCGTTGCTGGCGGCGCTGCGACGGCCGCGGGCGGAGCTCGGCGAGCGGCAAGCTGTATCTGCCGCTCGGTCTTGGGTTGCTTCGCCGCTGCGGCTTTCTGCCGTTGCGACTCTTTGAATTGCGCCTGGTAGCCTTTCACGTCAAAGTCATAGTCAATGGTCGCGCCGTATTCCGCCGCGGCCACCCACGCGCTGTGACTCCCGCCGACGCCTTCAACCTCCGCAGCCATTTCACGCTTGAGCAAACTGCGGCCGGCGAGCGTATGTCCATCGCTCAACGCTTCGTCGATAGACATAAGCCCGCGGGCCTCGACATACGCCTTGCCGTTTGTAAGAGGCCAAATGAACAGCGCTGGGTTGCCAATAATGTTTTTGCTCAATAGCCGCCTCCATATCCGCCGCCCCACATTGGCCGCTGATAGCCGCCCGCTCTGATAGCCCGGCCGTGTCGATACCTTGGGTCGCACGTCATTTCGATTCGCTGGATGGCTTTGCGCAACTCGACGTTATCGCCACGTTGAAACGTCTGCCATCTGTCGCCGTCGCGGACTTGCGCGCTCTGCGCGCCAGCAAGCAATTGATAGTATGCGGCGCGAAGCTGTGGAAGCATGGCGCATTCGTCATAGATCGCTTGCGGCGGTCCTGACGGCTGCGGATACGCGCTCTGATTTAAGGGGGGTCTCGGGCTCACGCTTCATCCTCCAAATTATCGACCCTTTGGGCCTTCGGCGGGCGGCCTCTCCCACGGCGCGGAACCTCCGCCTTTTCCGTCGAGCCAGGAACCGGCTTCGGCGCGGTTGTGCTCGGCGCCTTATCGTTTGTGGCCGCGATCTCTTTGGCAAAGAACGGATGCGACAAGCCGAGCTTTTCGAGCGTCGCGCGCTCTTCCTGCAAAACCTCGATTTGGGATTCAAAATCGATTCCCATTTCGCCTAGTGCGTCTGTATATGTGGTTGTGCCCAACTCCAATTGCAGCGCGATCGCTTCGGCGGACTTCTTCTCGTCTGGCGATACTCTTCCAAGTCCGAGCCATTTTGTGCGCGTATAGGCGTCCCTGGCCTCGTAGAAGTTGGGCGCTTCCTTTGGAAGTTCGATGCGCCCCATGTTGAACGCCTCTTCGAGCCACGCCACAAAAACCTCTTGGTAGAATCGCCCTGCGATTTCGCGGCGTCTGCGCAAGTTGATGTGGTGCGGCAGATAGGTCGCCATACGGCTCGCACTAAACGAAGTGTTGCTAAAATCCCCGGTCAGGTCTTCGTAACTCGCTCCCGCTGTTTTCGCGGCCCTGCGCAAAAGGCTTTTGTCAAACGAGTCATAGTGCGCGCCGGGACTTTGCATGGCGTGCATGTGTAGCTTATCGCCGGGCGCCAAAAAATTCACGACGCCTGGCGCCGCGTGAATCTTGGCCTGCGAATAAAATTCGTCCCGCTGGCCCGCCCATTCTTCGAATTGTTGGGTATGGCCGAGTCGCTCGTTTACAACCAAACCGTCAAGGGCTTCCTTCGGCGACGATGCACTCTCGACTGACATGGTATAGCTCGCCTCGATAAGCGAGCGGGCCATCAAAAGCTCGGCGAGCGTGCTCTGTTCGAGTCCCGGCGTCAGAGTCCCCACAAGCGGGGAACGTCCACGCACTTGCCTCGCATCTTCGTTTTGGAAAATGTGAATAACTTTCGTCCGTCCAAACGAAGTTTTGTGCGGAACGAATTTCGCGAGGGGTGCAGTATGCCAGGAGCCCATCGGGACGGACCTTAGCAGGTAGCCTTTGAGTCGTCCTTCATTGGGAGAGAACGCGACGCCCGTTAAGACGTTCAAGCCTTCGTGCATCCTCGAAATTGTGCGATCAAGTTGCATCGGGTCCAGGAGATTCACCTTCGTGAAGCTCTTGCAATCACTAAACTTTTTCCAGTCTAGGACGGCTAGAATTTCGCCTTGCAGCAACCAGCCGATAAAAGCCGACGACGCCAAAGAATGCAAATCGTGGCGGCCGGTGATGTCGCATTCCGAGGGCGATCCTGCCCATGCAGCGAACGCCGTTTCCACGTCATGCGACAGTTGCCGCGCCTGTTCGGGAGAAATGCCAAGGCGTCTCGCATCGGGCTTGTAGCTGAGTTGCAACCCGCTGCCGATACATTGCGTAGTCAGATTTAGAACGAGCGTGAACAGCGAACTGTTCGACGTTAACATTTCGTTGGAAACGATCGCGGCGAGCGCGCTGTCCTTAGAAGTTCGGCCCCCCATTAGCAGGGTTTGCGACGCGTTTTGCCAGCCCCATCCGTGGCCGCCGAAGTTCGCGTAACCGCTGCGCGCCCAAGCGAATTTTGTATCGCCTGCCGACGATTCCATAAACGAGCCGCGCCCGCGCGGTATCCCGCCTAGCGGGAACGCGGAAGCTTGCGGCGCGAGCGCGAAGCCGTCGCCTTGCGGCGGGGCACTGATTGGCAATTCGGTGTTGGGCGCGGCATGGGCAGCCCGAAGCGCTTTGTCGAGCGCTGGGGCCGCGTCCGGGGGAAATGGTTTGATGCTTTCGACCATCGTTTTAGATTCCCCGAATCGTCAGGCCGCGCGACGCCGCCGCGCTCGGCGAGACGTAGCCCTGCGAAACGTTGTGCCGCACTGCCGCGGCACGGAGCTCTTGAGCGCGCTGCTCGCGGGCGTCGCCAGTCGGCGCGGTTCCGAGCGCGCTGCTAATGCCGGTGTTGCCCTCGCGGCCCATGGCCTCAAGGAATGCAGATGCGTCGGCGCGCGGCTTCTCTTCGGCTGGGAGGTCGGCGAGCATTTCCAGGATGCTGGCGACCGGCAGATTGGTGAAAAGCGCGAACTTGCGCGCGACTTTCGGGCGGGCTTCGGCCAACGGCGACTCGAGGATCGCGGCGAGCCGGGCGCGCTCTTCCGCGCGAACTTGGCCCTCGGTCTTCGGCTTATTGGCGTTCTCATTAGACATGCTGTTGATTCCGATTTGTTGGGTTGAGTCTCGCGCCGAGTTCGGCGATGGAAAGTTTGGGCTTTGATGCTTTCGGCTTGCTCGCCGATTGCGCGCGGCCGTTGACGAGCGTTGCGGCAGCCGTCGCCAAGACGAGCGTGTCGAACGCCTCATTTCTGACGTTCGGTTCTTTCTCCCACTGGTAGCGCGGGAAGCCTTTCACATAACGAACGGTAAGTCGTTCGCTCGAAAGTTGGTCGAAATAGCCAGCGTCGAGATGGTTCGGCAGATGGATTGTTCCGCTCGCCAAAGCCTTCGCGACATTCATCTTGAGGTTGTCGACTCCGATCACAAGCCCGCGCATGAGGCCGCGAATTTTGGCGCCCTCTTTGACCGCCGTTCGATCGAAGCCGGCGCGCCCAAACGTCGGCGCGATACGGCGGCCTTTCGCCCGTTGTGCATGAGCAAAGCGGACAACATGCTCAGTCTGGAAGCCCGCGTCGACGAAGGTGACGCTTATCGGCAGTTCGCGCTCGTCTTCTAAAAGGAAGGTCCGCCCCATGACGGCGGCGAGGTCATTCCAAACAGTTGTTGAAGCCGAGTCTCCAGGCAAGATGACGTGATCTAGAACCCATTTCTCGCCGGCCTGTGTGTGCGCCACAATCGACGCCTCTAGGCGATTGTTTTGCACGTCGACGCCCATTGTTATGGAATCGATCGCGGCGGGATAAGGCGCTTGGAGGTTAATGGCTCGCGCCAACAACTCGCCCGGATCGGTTTCTATCTCGTTTGCCGCTTCGAACGGGAGGCCCCACGTTAGATTGCAAACGGCCTTGCGTTGCTCAAGCGTCTTCGCGCCGTCGACCTGCGCCGCGACTTTGGCGAGTGAGCTAAATTCGCTCGCCAACTCGTTAATGTGCATTGAGACGACGCCTTGTTCGCCCTTTGCGGTCGCGCGCCACTCGCCGCTTTCAACCATCCTCAGTCGTTGCGGTTCGTCGACAAGGACTCCGCAGGCTTCGCACTTGAGCAGGGTGCCTTCGGGTTTTCCGGGCTCGAAGTGGAGGCGTGCTTGCGTGATCGGCGCTTCGTCGCCGCAATGCCGACAGCGCACAAAGAAGAGTCTTTTGTCGCCGCGCTCATAGTTCGCAGCGATTCTGGAAGTCTGTGCAAAAACGGGCGTTGAGGCTAGGACCAACAAAGAGCGGCGAAATGTATGGAGTCTCCGCCGCACTAGGTCGATGGGTGCGCCTTCGCCGTTGCTCGTGACGGCAGGATAGCGGTCCACTTCGTCGCATAGCGCGACGCGGATTGCCTTGCCGCTCAAAGCAGGCGCCTTATATGCGCTTGCGAGCGCGAGACTCCCACCTGCGAAGGTCTTAAGAGACTTATTGTCAGTCCCATCGATCTTTTTCCGCAGCGCTGGCGACGCTGCTATCAAAGGGTCAAGAGTCTCGCGAATGTAACTCGCCGCGTCACCTTCGTCCGGCCGCACGATCATGAGCGGGCCGCCTTCTCCGCACAGCGCGTGGCCTAAGATTGCGTGCAGCGCGGTTGTCTTGCCAACTTGCGCGCTCGTCATTAAAATTAGCTCGCGCGTCGCCGGCTCTGCGGCGGCGTCGGCCAGGCCGCGCTGCGCCTTCGTGAGACGAAGTTTTCCGCTCATTGCGTTCGATGCGCGCGGCAGTATGAGGTTTGCTTCCGCCCATGCACTTGGTGATATGCGCGCGGGGGGTTCGAGAGCGGCGAGCATCTTCACCAAGAGCGCGTCGCTCTTGTCTGTCATGGCGGATCGATTCCCAATAGGTAATTGTCGGAATCCGACGCATGTGAAAGGGCGTCTCTTATTGCGTCGTCGAGAATGCGTTCAATCGCGTCGGCGTCGCGGCCCACAAGTTGCGTGCACATTCTCGACGGCAGGCCCAAGAGTGAATTACGAAGGATCGTCACGAAATTGAGTGCGGCAGTTTCAATGTCGGCGCGAGCAATGAGCTTGCCTTCCTTGACGCCAACTTCCAACTCTAGCTTGCGAGCCCGTGCGTTTTCGGCTGTCGCTCGCGCCGCCGCGAGCGCCTGCATGTGATCACGTGGAGCGTCGGGATTGCCTAAGCCGGCGAGCGCGTGACCAGATGACCGGCTGGCGTCCTTGAAAGCGTAAAGCGCCTCAAGGGCGCGCTGTGTCGGATATTTGCGGTATTTGTCGCGCTTGATTTGCGCTACGTCGAGAATCTGTTTTGCTCGGGGGCGCGAGAGGCCGGCGACTTCGGCAAGTTCGGTTATCCCGGCTTCCGCCTCAAGGTCATGTTCGATCATTCGCTTCGCCGGTTTCTGATTTTTGCGCCTCGACGCGACGCCTGATTGCCTTTGACACCATCGAAAAAGCTAATGTTTTCAATGAATAACTTGCGGCAGTGCCCCGTGGCGTGGCGTCCTTGATCTTCGGCAAGGACCCAAACATGCCGTAGTGCCACCACGCGCGCCCGATCGCGAGGGCGTGTAGCCCCAAACGCCGCTAGGCGCGCCAGCGAAGGCCGCACGTGCGCTTTCTCTATTCGTCGGATGGTATGACGCCCGGCGACAACGCCGCGCCGTCCAAGGCCGCTTGCATTTCTTTCGCGACGTTCGCCGCAAGCTCGCGCTCCGCCGTCTTTTCCCATTGCCTACGCGGCGCACCATCTGATTGCCCCATACCGGTTTTGGGGCTTTCCGCGTAAACCGATTTAATGTCTTTGCCGTGCCTCACCATCAAAAGTGTGGCGCCATTAGGGGCTTTCATCACAAACGACTTCGGAACGTTCAAGCTCGACGATCCGCCACCAGTAAGTCGGAACGTGCTGCCGGCATACGATCCGCGAAGCTCGCTCATGACTGGCGTGAACGCGCCGACTTTTAAAGCGCTGATGCGCGCCTTTGAAACGGTCCAACTCGCCGATAGGTTGCCTTGCGTGCTTCCCTTGACGGGCGGAACGGCCTTCGCGAATTGACTTTTCGGAACGCCTATGTCGCTTGCTAGCGAAACGATCGCACTTTTTCGAGCCGCCCTCGCCGATCGGTCAACACTTCGTCGGAGCGCGTTCATGGTTTGCCGCGCCGCTTGCTCAAGCTGTTCGACGAACTGCTTTGCATCGAGAGAGACCTTAACGTCTATGTCGCCCATACCACATTCACTTTTCGCAACGGCTTGGAATGGAGTTGATCTCGGCGCGATCAATCGCGACAAGGCTGCCATCCGGCGCCGAGATGGTCACATGAATCGCGAGCTTATCGCCCGCCGCTAGGCGAACGCGACTCAACATGCGCGAGAGTAAGTGTTGCGCCTGCAATTCCACGACCGCACGTTCGGTTGTGTTATGAGTCGTCACGTTCGCACCCTGTCGAGTATGTCGAGTGGAATGCTTGGGCCGTCGCGCTCGATACGGTCGAGCGTGCTTTCGATCCCGCGTAGGTGCTCGCGAAGGGCAAACTCCGCCTGCGGCGAAGGTAGTGTCCGCTCGATACGGCGGAGCGTCGCTTCCTGCTCGGCGACAAATTTATCGGCGAGTTTGTATAAATCTCTGAAGTCCATTTTCTATGATCCGGATTGAAATGGGAAAGGAGCGCGCTGCGGCGGGGCCGCCCCCGCTAAAAACCGGCCGCCGCAGCGCAAAGGGCGCGCCTGCCAGTCGGCAGTTACGCGGCGCAACCCCTATATAATAGGGAGGAATTAACCAGGAATATTCAAGATTTCAGGAAATAGTAGGCGTTGCGTGCGAAGACTTGGCGAAGTCATTGGGCGCGGACGGGGTGCGGACCGGGCGAGAGCGGCGCGGACTTGGCGAAGTTGTTGGGAGATGACTTTACCTCTTAGCGAATCTGCGAGCGAAACCAGGACTTAATCTTGACATTTCAAGTTATTTTTGCTAGAATCCATTCATTAAATAGAGAAAACAGATATTTACGTAACGCCGCCAAAGGCGGCAAATTTCAACGGAGATTCCATGTTACAAATATCTGACGCCAAGCGCGCTCATGGCGGGCGGCGCGTTGGCGCTGGCCGCCCGAAAAAATCTCACAATGAACTGCTTGCGCCGAGCGGCGTTTCCTGGTCATTCGTTCGGCGCGCCGAGCGCGCGGGCCTGCATCGCGCCGCGCTGTTGTGGCTCGAAATGAGTGCGCCCTGCGAGCCCTCAGAGGCCGCCCTTGAGGTTGCCGCGGCGGAACGGGGCGGGCTCGCGCAAATACGCACGCTGGCCGCCGCGTGCATCCTTCACCAATGGGAGCGCCGCTACAGCCCGGAAGCCGCCGCCGATCTTGTGCTTGGCGATCTCGGCGATCTTGGCGCGTTCGCCGAGCAAATCCGCGATGCTTTGATGTTGGAGGCCGAAGAGCTCGGAATTGCGCCTTTCCTTCCCGCGCCGCGCCGCGAGAGCGTGCTTATTCCCGCTGGCGTGGATCGATTTGCACTTTTGTTCGCGGACGATGGCGACCACGCGCCGATTTTGTTCGGCCATAACGGACCACCGCTCGACGACGCGGCAACGCCTGTCGTTTTCATTCGTGAGGAAAACGTCGAGAGCTTCCTCGAACAAATCACGGTCGACGACGACGAACTTTTCGCCGTGCCGCCCACGGTGATATTCGCGCTGGCGCCCGAACAGGTCCGCCCGCTACAAAATACGATCCGGCCCGATGACGAGGCGCTGTTCGGCGACGGCGCGCCGGAGCCTGTCCGTCTCGACGTTGAAGAGGCCGCGGCGGCCCATCTGCTGGTGCGATCGGCCAAGGTCGTCGTCTCGGGCGCGGACGATATATGAGCGCTAGATAGGATCGCCGCGAGGATAAGACAAAAGAGCCCGGCCGCAGTGCCGGGCTTTTTCGTGTGGGAGCTCGCGACCTCAGCTAGAAGGTGAGCTTCTAGTGGTTGAAATCTGACACTTGGAACCCTGTTTAGCCTGTGAGCGGGGAGGATGCAGGAGTCAGCAATGCGCCAGGAGCAGCCGTCGGCACCCGAATGAGGACCGGCTCGTTGTCGTGCCCGTCGGGGCTGGATTTTGTTGCGAAATTCGACAATTCCGTG